ATCGTGGGCACCCCCCACTGCGTACGATATACTGTACACAGTGGGTTTGGTCGAGGTTGGCGTGGTGTTGACAGTCGTGTGCTACAAGTTGGTTTGGAGCACATGTACGCGTCACGCCTTGCGTCGAAAGGTTATCAACCTTGACCATGATAGTGTAGCTACTCGTTATGAGGGCTACGAGGACGAGGAGTGTATTGACTGGTTGTCGGGTGGAGTGCCGAGTGAGCACCCCGGTAGGCCACACGTGCCGCCAGTCAAGCGCGAGCCCAGTACTAGTAAGCCTGTTGGTCTCACGATCGTGAGGCCAAGCTCCGGCACCGTTAATACGGAGCCGGATGCTGTTTCCACAGAGGAACCAGAGGCCCAACCTACTGAGCCCTTGTCTTGCACGCGCGAGGGCCATGCCTCGCGGCGGTGGGTGGCTGGACACGGAGTGTTGGAGTTGACACGACTGTGTGCCGCCACAAACGCAGGGCTCAATACGCCTGAAGGGCGTAAAACAGGGCGTTGTCTCGCCCGGCGTGTGGGCCTTACGATACGGTTGGCGATGGGCAACCCATCAGACACAGCTGCAAATCGCGTGGTTGCCACGCAGCGATGTAGTGAGTACATCCGTGAGCATTGTCAAAGCTTGCGGTTTGCTCACGTTGGGGCGGTAGTCAATCGCGCGGTTATGTTCGCTCTCACTCCCACGGAGGAGGAGATCGACACTGCGCGGGCGCTCCAATGTCGCGTTGCTGTGCGGCGGAGGATAGTTGCCGAAACTGTCCACCAGCTGCCCGTATATCCGTGGTTCCAATCCCTGCAGTTGTGGCTGGGGTGGACTACGCCCGCCTCGCTGAATTTTTAGGCGGCCCCACGATCTCTGCTCCTAGGAACGTGCCCACCCGTGTTAGTGGGACCCTGCAGAGCGAGATCAATCGGGGCACTGTGAGGCGAAGGCTCGACTTCTTGCGCACCTATAAGGGCAAGGAGCGGGCACGTGCTCTATACCGCATCCCGTACCCAGCACCGGGGCCGCGGTATACGTCGTTTGCCGATACACTGGAGAATGCGCGATGTGCTCTTCTTGAGCGCGTGTTCTACCATGAAATCGGTGGTGTGTTTACCGTGCCGATCGTCCCAGACGGTGCGGTCGTGCGCGATCTCCTTGGAAATTTTCGCAAACGATTGTCATTTCTTGCAAGCCCACTCACACCGGTTACTTTGTCAGCATTTGCTGGCAAATATTATCGGGGTCAACGCTTCAAGACGTACGATCGTGCAGCGCGGGAGGTCAGCGTGCGCGGGCCGCGCATTAAGGACTCGTATCTTGCGACGTTTTTGAAACACGAGAAGATACCTGTCCTTTCTAAGCGTGCAGTGCCTAGGGTGATACAGCCCAGGCACCCGCGGTATAACGCCCAGGTTGGGTGTTACCTGCGGCCATTGGAACACATCCTGTATCGTGACATTGCGCGCCTTTTTGGGCGCCCCACAGTTATGAAGGGTTTCAACGCCGAGCGGACAGGTGTGATGATTGCGGCATCATGGCAGTCATTCACTAAACCTGTCGGTTTGGGGTTAGATGCTAGTCGCTTCGACCAACACGTCAGCGCAACCCTTCTTAAGTGGGAACATACTGTGTACGAGCTTTACTATCCAGGCCATGAGCTGCTTAGGCGGCTCTTGTCCTGGCAAGTGTGCAACCGGGGGTTTGTTCGCGTCCCCGGGGGCACGCTACAATACACAGTAGAGGGCGGTCGGTGCTCGGGAGATATGAACACCGCCCTTGGCAACTGTCTGATTATGTGCGCGAGTGTGTATTCTCTTCTCGAGAAGCTCGGTTTTGCCACGCGTCACAAGACGAGGGTGCATCTTTACAACAATGGGGACGATTGCGTCCTCATAGGTGAAGAAGGCGACATCTTGCGGGTGCGCGAGGCAGTCGTGTCCCACTTTGACGCATTGGGATTCGTCATGAAGGTCGAGCCTATCGTGAGAGTTCTTGAGGAGCTGGTATTCTGCCAGACGCAGCCTGTGTATGACGGAGTCAAGTGGCGCATGGTACGCGACCCGAGGGTCTGCCTTTCGAAGGACCTCTATGTCGCTGACCGTGTATGCGCCTACAGACACCTGAAGGCCCAATTGTACGCAATTGGGTCATGCGGTCTGAGTTTAACTGGTGGGTTGCCGGTCTTACAGGAGTTTTACTACTCGTTGCAGCGGCATGGCAGCAAGGGCAAGGCTGTCGATCACAACTTCCTTGAGAGTGGGTTCATGCGCTTGTCGTATGGGATGACTGAGAGCTATCGGCTGGTCACCGATGTAGCTCGTGTATCCTTCTGTCGCGCGTTTGGGATCGTACCGGATCTCCAGATTGCGATGGAACGCGCGTACCACTCCGTAGTTCCCGTGCTCGGTACGCCGAGATATGGGGAACCTTGGGAGATGCCAATCTGAGACATGGGGACGTCTGGCCTACGCTACCAAAACGGTGCCGTCAGGCTCAATACTTCCGTGCTAACCAAAATGCCGAGAGACTGCACGGTAGGAACCTATTGGTGCCTGTGCGGGATGCCTGGAGTGCGCCCGCATGGTTGCCAACTGGCTTGCCAGACGTTGGACAGTCCCGTTATTGCAGCGGCACCCCATACATGCAATCAGCAAAGTCTAAGTCTAAATCACGTTCCAAGGGCTCGTCTGGCCGCCCTAAGGCCAGGTCTACAGTTTCAATACCGAGTGCCATTGCCACCACCCGCTCAACCCGGGTTGGGCCGGCGGTGCGCGTAGCGAATAAGGAGTTGGTCGCCAGCATTGGTGGGACAGGCCTCGCTTTCGCTTTAGTGGGCAGTAGTGCCTACATGCCAGGATACGATTTGAACCCTGGAAACTGCATTTTGTTTCCGTGGTTGAGTATCGTAGCGCGTGGCTACGAAAAGTTCCGTTTCCATCGCATGCGTTTCGAACTCGTTCCCCGTAACCCGACGACTCAGCAGGGTACGGTCTACATGGGTTTCGATTACGACTATGACGATGATGTTGCCACGTCGCCGAGCACCCTGATGATCAATCGCGGTGCTATTAGTGGTGATGTCTGGACCCCGAAAGAGATGCTGCTTGATATTCAGCGCCTCAACGAGGATATGCCCTGGCGTTATGTCGAGTCGGGTGGTCGTTCGCAGTCAACTGGTAGGATGATGTACGGTGGGTACCTTATGGTGGCCACCTATGGTCTGACTGCTGCGGTCTCTTTCGACCTGTTTGTCGAGTATGATGTCGAGCTGTCCTTGCCGGCATTGCACTCGCAGCGGCTCGAGACCAACTTGTCCCTCCCTGCCGATCAGCTGCTCCAGGCGGGAGTCAAGACCGGATTTGACGTACTCCCCTCGCTAGCCCCCAACTTCAATCGCAAACGTGTCTCTGAGACGCCCATCAGTTCGGTCCTTACTCAGGCCAACGAAGTGTATGAGTTGCTCACGGACTCATCTGGTGGCACTCTACGCTTCCGTGCCAAGCCTGTTACCGCTGGCCAGCCACCAAGTGCGTATGCCACAGACACGAAACTATCCGCCGCTATCTTTAATAGCACTGGCGGCGCGCTCGCTACTGACCTGCAAGCACTAACTGGATCCGCTCTCCAGTTCCAGGCACCAAATTCCAGTGTAGACTGGGGTAATAACGGGGCGCCTGGTGTGTTCAGCTTTACCGTGGACCTCAAGAAGCTCAGGCAAGAGTACCCGACAGCAAGGTACCTTGCACCGACGATAGACAGCGCAGCTGGCCGTCTACTTGATATGGCCACGGAGTTGAAGAGCTGGTACAATGAGCTGTAGACCGTACGTATAGCTGCCTGATAAAATCTGTTGACCACAGAGGGGTTCAGGTAACCGACAGCCGGGATACGCCAGGTCACGGCCTGGCGGA